CCTCATGCATCTGTTGCTCATGAGTAATCCTAATAGCCCATTCCCTAGAATAAGCCAAACGACACTCAATACACTGTCCACACTTAATTGGCCCATGTTGTGGATGTTGCCAAAGCGTTGTACACACGTTATAGACGGATACCGCCACGCATAGGACCAGCTGTAATATTTACAAGCTTAGTGGTCTTAATATTGCGTTTAAACGTACTTGCAGATTGATGCTTATTGGCATTGTGACGATGTAAAGGTTTCATGATAACTCCAGTTTAACAGAATACAAAAAAAGGTGTCAATAGGCACAGTTACATCAAGTAGCAGACTGTGCCATACGCTTAAACTTCCTTAGAAATTTCAGCAACCGAGGTACTCTCCTGGGGCTTGCTTGGAACAGCAAGACCCAGGCGAACCGCCTCGTCATAATTCGCGGGATCCGCGAAAAATTCCAAAAACTCCTGAGGAGAGTTATGGAATCTAGAACGAACTTTTGCGTCCATCCGCATAAAGTTCTCATCAGCTTGACGTACAACGTTCATAGCTGATTGAAAATCAAAAATACCCTCATAATCGACATATTGAGGCATAGAAACTGGATCAGGTAAATGACCAGTTTTCATAAAACGATCAACAATATTATTAATATCAGCTTCCTCTTTGAACTGCTGTTGCGTTAAAGACGAATCTAAACATTCAAGCCCTGTCTGATTAGACATGGCTTCAAAATTATCATAAGCAGAAAAAAACTTCATAAAAATCCTTTTATTTACGAGCTAACAAACGGAAAACAGACAATAAAGAATCAATAGCATTCTTATATTGTCCAAACTCTTTACCAAAATTCTCGGCTTTAACGATAGCTTCTTTATCTAAAGAAAGCAAATCGCCTTCAAGCATAGTCTTAACAGCTAACCAACTCATATAAGCCTGACGATTACCCTCAGTGGCTTGCTGCATAACGGAAAGTTGAGCAGCTTCACTTAGCTGCTTGGCAGCAGCAATAAGACGATCACCCTCTTTAGGTAGATTCTTAATCTCTTCAGCAATCTTCTTAGCTTCAATTTCAAGCTTAGCAACAGTTGCAGTAGCTTGATCACCCAACTTACCTGTCAAAGTAGATTGAGACTCTTTAAGCCACTTATCAGCTTTAATACGAAGCGTATCTTCATCAATATTCTTAACCTCAGAAAATAACTTAGGAACACGAGCAGAAGACTCAGCAGAAAAAATACCAGCAGAAACTGGATTCTGTACCTGGGCAACAGAACCAGTAGGAGTAGAAGCACCGCCACCCTTAATATATGCAAGCATAGGATTAAGACCAGCAGCCTCAAGATCGGCTACTTGACGTTGATAAGCCGAATTGCTCATTCGCTCCTGGAAAGCAGTATTTTCACGAGCTAATTCCACATTTGTGGCATTAGTGGACTGCTGTCCAAGAAAACCTGCAACACCAGAAGCAAGTGAAGCAATAGGCTGAGTAATAAAATCGAACATAGACATAAAAATCCTTTGGGTTATGGGGTGTAAACCCCACAACCTTAAAAATGGTCAATAAGTCCAGGAACAGAATACATAGGCAACGGACGAGCAGCATTAATATCAAAAAAAGCATCCAACAAAAGCTGCTGACCATTGGCTGCAGAACCAACAGCCAAATTACGAGCCAAGGGAGGGGTATCTTGAATAAAAGTACTATTCAAAGTAGGCAAAGATGTAAACTTCTGAGAATAATGCCAAGGATCAATAGTTCCAGCAGCAGTAGACCTAAACAGGCCAGTAATTTCAGAAGGGTTATATCGATATTCAGCCCAACGTTCCTGATAACCAAAAACATTTGAATCAGAAGCACCACCAGTTACATAAATTTCCTTATTCAAAATAGCTTGCTCACCTAAAGTAGCAAAAGCTGGGAAATAAAAATCGTAACGAGTAGAACGAGACCAATGACGACGCAAACCTTGCTGGTATGTTAAATCAGCACGTACAGAAACAACACCAATAATATAACCGTGCTCAACAAAAGACTGACTAAAGCCATGTCCTTTTGCCAAATAAGTACCCATAGCCGCAAGATTACCTTGTGGAGTAGTAGCACCAGTCTGACCGGTAGAAGAAGTCTGTGCAATAGGTGAAATATTGATAGGAGTAGTACCACCACCTAAATACTCAGGACGCTGCAAACGAGCATCGGGAGAAGTAACACCAAAATGTGCACGCAAAATCTCTGTATAACGAGTACCACCACGAGCGTCACGCTCCAACAACTTTTGAATTTGAAAAGATTGGCGCAACTGATTAATAGTTACAGCAGTAGCAGCACTAAGATCAGCATATAAAGTATTACCGACAGTAGTAGAACCCTGTCGAAGATTAGCATCACCCAATACATATAAATTCTTAGCTACACCACCTTGGGTAGAAGAAAAAGTACCAACAGGATCACCAATAGGAGCATTAGAAAAAACAGGTGCATAAGTACCAATAGGAATACTTACAGGATTAGCACTCTTTTGAGGCCAAGGCAAAGCACCAGTAAAATAATCGTGACGTTTACCACGTCGACGAATAACGTAATTAGTAGAAACAGAAGTATCAGGGCCATCGCCCTTATCTACAACAACAGAATTTTGTAAATTCTCATCCCTAAACCACTGGTTATAAATCAAATTATAGGCACGGGTAGGTAACGCCGAATGTGAAACCGTATTACTATTACCGACCTGACCAACCGTCGGTAAACCAAGGTAGTCCTGTAAGGATCCAATAGGATATCCACCAGATGGGGAAACTTGTTGCGGGATAGTGTAAGAAATAGAATCGGAAGGATTTTCCTGCTCCCCCATAAATTTAACCCAATTGTTCCAAACCAAACGATTAGGAACAAAGAAGAAAAAGGAGTCCAAATGGAGATTATCCATAACTGGGAAAATCGGGGTGGCCAGTCGACCAAACATCGTAACATTAACATTAAACGTGTCTCCAGGCAAAACTTCCTCACACATAATAGGAACTAAATAACCACTGTCGAATGTGGTTTTTAGAGTTTTCTGCATAGAAAAACGAGAACGCGGAATATCCGCACGAGGCACCATTGCAAAATCATGGGTGCTAACAGATTTATTGTGAAACATAAATATCTCCAAAAAGAAAAAAGCACCCCCGAAGGGGTGCAAGGGTCAAGAAGACTGAACAACGTCCTTAGCACGGACTAAAACTTGAGGGGTATCCATAACAAATTCTCCAGTATTGTCATTGAACTCCCCCAACAAATACAAATCAAAATCGTCAGGGTGCTTATTAAGCTGATTATCAACAGCACTACGATTAACTTCATCAGTAAAATCCCTAATAGCGACATTACGATGTGGAACAAAGAACGGGCGATTAAAAACATCGGCTGCGCGATCTTTAACAGAAACAACAAATAAATTCATGATTTGACCTTTAAAAAATTATAACGAACGTTTTGATAAACTTGAACGAGCATAAGAAACTACAGAGCGGGCGCTCTTACGGTCAGGATGATTCTCATAAGCTTGACGCTCAACATCCAACTCGGCTCTAACCGATGACCTAAACTGCATGTCCAATGCAAGATCAGACCCAACCTCCTTTAACAAAGTTTTGTAATAACGTGGAACTGGAGCTTTACTGCCTTGACTTGTAATGACAGAGGCATGCGGATAAACATCCGACATGAAATAATCACGGAACCAAGTCTTACCAATGCCTTTGGACATTAACATAAATTCCGGATTAGGCAAAACTGCTTCACCAGTAATAGGATCAATAAACAAAGGATCAGGTTTTTGCAAGCCCTTAATCTTTTTCAAGATATAACGGGCAATGTATGCTGCAGACTCGAAATTAAGTGTACCGATGAGATGGTTTCCCAAAGGACCCCCAAACCCATCGGACCAGTATCTGGCAACGGACTCAGAGATATAAGTCCTATCGCTACCAGAACGACCAAACAACACACGATCAGAGTGAAAATCCACTCCAAACAAAGCAATATGAAAGTGCGGACGTCTCTGAATGTC